TGCCTTAAATGTAACTTTAGTATTTCTTTTAGCAAATTCTGCAACTAGTGTATTAATAACATTAGGAATAATAGGATAAAATTTTAATTCAAGTGCACTTGATTCATCATCCATTAATGTAGTTATGATATCTGTATATTCATTATCTTCTTCTACAATATAATCTGTTTTATCAATTATACCATTAGCTAATTTATAATTTTTAAGTAATCTTCTTGAATTTCTTTTTAATTGTTGAACACCTTGCCATTCAAACCAATCCATATTCCAAGAAACCCATTCTTCATCTTTATCTTTTAGTGATAAAAATTGAACAGGTTGAGTGATTGTACCCATTTTATTATAATCAGCTTTTTTGCCTTTTTTTAAATCTAAAGCATTTAATACTTGCATATCTTATTTATTAACGAAGATTTTTATATGGATTTCTTGATTTTTTAAATTTACTCTGTTTAGTATTTTTAGTTCCAATATTACGAAAGGGACTACTGTTTAATTTAAACAAATTTTGTGAGTTTTCCAAGTTTTTATTATTATCATCTTCTTTTCTTTTTTTATATCCTCTATTTGATTGTTGAACTCTAGCAAAAGCAATCAATGCAGCAAAACTTACTAAACGGTCAACATTTAAGCCCTCATAATATGCAGACATTTCTTTTACTAACATTATATCAGGAACTCTTTCAACACCAAATATAGTATTAATTACATTTCCTGATTCATCATATTCATGATCAATTTCTTCTTTTAAATATTCAATAGCATAACTTATAAGATGAGATTTAAATAATGTTCCCGTATTTTTCCACCCATAATCTGAATAAACAGCTTTATTAGAACCTAAATCTTTTAAAAATAATACTTGACTTTTTGGAATTAAATATTTTTGTTTTCTTTTAGAAATCATATATTGAATAAATAAAGAAATATTATTTTCAACTAAAGTCCAAGCATTATAATATTCAATAATTAATAAAAGTCTTTCATGTGTTTTATTAATATCATCAAATCTTCCACACCATGTAGCTACTATACCATCCCTTTCTATTATAACTTCAGCATCTCCGTTTTCATTTTGTCTTGTTATTTCTAATGGATTTTTATAAACAATAATAGAACATAATGATTCTGATGTTGTAGTCTTACCTTCACCCACAGGATCAATAGAAGCATAATAAGTTCCCCATTCAGGATTTTTCATAGGTGGTTCATATTGAATCACACATCCTTCTTTATTTTTTGTTTTCTTATTTATTGGAAAATCCATTATTGGTGAAAATTTTGCACTTTCACTTTTTATTTTACCATCATCATCTCTATATAAATCTATATATTCATAAGGATATTCTTTTTCTTCAATTCTTCTCATTTGAGCATTGAGTAAATAAATAGGAAAAATTGAAGCTTTTCTAAAAGCAAATGCTTCTGCAATATTTTTTGGTTTTTGTGATATACGTAATTGATATTTATCTGGAGCTAAATTTTCTTTCCATTCCACTCTTTGTCTATCAATGGCAATTACTGCTTCTTCAACTAAAGAATTTCCATATTTATCTATATGAGGAGGCATTGACCATTGTTCTGGTAAAAATAAACCATGCTTTCCTATTGTCCCTTTATCATCTAAAAGATTTGTTTCAACTGAATAAAAATCATTTTCTTCAGGATACATAACAAACTCTCTTAAAGGTTCACACTGATCTAAATCACCTACAGAACCTGCAATAATAAACATACCTGTTGTTATCATCCCTGAATGTAATGCAGGTCTCATATATTCATAAGTTTTATCTGCTTTTGAAGCAATACCACCTTCTTCATGAAAAAAGTATCTACATGGACCACCAACACCAGTTGTTGCATTTTTTTCAAAAGACATTCCTGATATAGTACTTTTTAATCCTTTACTAATGTCTCTACCATTAATTGTAACTTGAATTTTTTGTTCCCAATCTAAAACTTTTTGAGGATTATGTGCTCTAACCCATGCAGTATGCTCATTAAGAAAATCTGAATATTCTTGAATCATTTTCCATGATCCTTTTTCATTTATATAATCCTTTAATGATGCTCCCATTTTTAATTTAGCTCCTTCTTCAAACCAATATTGATTTATAAGTTTTGCACAATGATAATATGAAGATGCAATTTGTCGTTTTTTTAGAATTACAGAATGTTTATTATTTAATTCAGCTAATGTTTCATATAAAGACATATAATATTGAACATCCCATACTAATGGGAAATCATATATATTTTTTTCTTTATCAAAAATTGGTAAAAAATTTAACCACATATAATAATCTCTTGATAAAAACCAAGATTTATTATTGTTTTTATATATTACACCTATTCTACATTTATGTTTTTGCTCATCCCAATATTTTCTAAAATCTTTACTTCTAAAAGGTGCTTTACAATAATATCCTTTTTCATTATAATACTGGGCTTGTTCATTAAATTTATGAATATATTCATCAAATTCACATTCTCCTGGTTCTTTAAATATAGATAGCAAAAAATCAATAAATTTATTTTGAGTTTCAAACTCAGTTTCAGTCCATTGATCTTTTTCAAATGTTGGTATTTTTATTGGATAGTTTTCTTCTCTAAACATTCTTTTTTACTTTTTTCTAAAAGTCGTACTTTATACATTAAAGTATTAATATCACCTGATCTTAAAAATTTATCTGAAGATTTATTCCAATATTCTCTATAATTATCTCTTGGAATAGCATACCATAATTGTGTATGATGGTTGAAATGAAATATATAATTATATAATTCTTTATTGGTCATAAGCTAATCCTTTTCCACCTCTTACACGAGATGATTGTTCATCTTGTAAATCTCTAAAGGCTCCTTTATAAGATTGTCTTATACTATCAAAATCTTTTGCTACTGCTCTAATTTGAGATATATTTCCATCTCTTCCATCAGTAATTGAAGTATTTGCCATATAAATTGCTATGTTATCTAAAGCTTTTTTAATACCCATATATGCCCTAGAAGTAGGTGTTTCATATAAAAATATGGATTAGTATCTGGATTTGGGCATGTCATATAAAATAAATAAGAATATACTTTCAAATATTCTTCATTTTCTGAATATTCATCCATTATATCTTTTAACCATTTAATGGTATAACAATGTTCTGTTGGAACCAGTTTGTCATTTTCTATATCAAATAATTTAGTTATCATATTGTTTTTAAATATTTAATTATACCAACTACTTCTTTTTTTAAGTATGGTAATTCATACTTCTTTACATTTTTTACAATAGGATCTCCATTTTCTTGATATTTAGTAATGGGATATCCATATTCATTTTCTCCTTCTTTTTCAAATATTACATGTTGTAATATTAATTTACCTGGTTTTAACTTTGGATTATGTTTTATTACAATATACATATATAAACTTAATTGAAGGTTATAATGTTTCAAATTACAATCTTCTATATGTGATACTGGTCCACTTAACATTTTAGGAATACCTTCCCAATTTTTCCATGAATTTTTTTTTATTTCTTTATTTGTTTTATAATCAGTAATATTAATTTTATTTCCTATAATTTCTACATAATCTGCTTGTCCACATATTCCAGCAGATTTTAAATAAACAAAATGTTCAGGATAAATACCAGGAATTAAGAATTATTGGTAATGCTTGTCCATCAATTGTTAAGGTATCTAAATCTATTAGATCAGTTTCTCTTTGATTATGATAAAATGTTCCAAGAGACATTGCTCTATTGGATTCATCATTCCATATTTCTAATATTTTTTTAGGTGCTATTTTATACCATTTAGATCTTTTATTTTTAGAAGATTTAAGTGATATTGCATCTGCATCAAATGGTTCTTTAAACTTAGATATAATAGCTGTTACACTAGTCCAATTTATTTCTTCATTTGGATCTATACTTTTATATAAATGACCTTTTTCTTCAAATATTAAACTCATAATGATTCATTTAATTGATCTTCTTCTTCTTCATTTAAAACTGCATCCCATCTATTATCATCACATGCAGCAGATAATGCTCTAGTTTTTAAAGAAAGATCACAACCACATAAAGAACAGCATGGTTGTGTACCTTTCAAATAACATTTATCTCCATTCTTATTAATATGAGGACATTTGTCACATATATTTTGTCTTTCTTTAGCAATTAATTCAACATCTTCTTTTTTAAAAATTTTATTTTTAATTCCTTCAAGAATCTGATTCTTTGCTTTCCATATTTTTATCATTGATGTATTCTTCACGTTTAATTTTTATTTCTTCTTTTCTTTTTTCTTCTAATAATATCTCTTTTTTTACAGATTCTAATCTTTCTAATTTTTCTTTTATAGAATTTAAAATAGCATGCCTTTGAAGAGTCATATATTTAAAATTATTTTTACTTAAATTTTCAATATGATTATTATATTTTTCAATCAATGAATCTAATTTCCATTTTTTAACTTTAAAAGTACCTAAACTATTTATTTTTAATGAAGCATGCTCTGCATTATTAATTGAATTTCTAACTTGATTCCAATAAAAACCAATTATGTCGTCTACTAATGATTCAGAAAGATTTAATTCTTGAGAAGTTTTTGTAATAATAGAATTAATCTTTTTGGGGTTCATATTCTTTTCTTAATAATTTTACATTAATAAATATATTCCCTGAAGTTTGTAATTTCATATTTGGAGTAACATATATTTTTTTTCTTCCTTTTCCATTCTTAACAATTAAATTTTTATTTTCAATTCTATTTATTGAATTTCTAACACATTGAGGACTTTTAAATATTTCTTTTTCATGATTTAAATCTGAATCTCTATCTTTTTGTTCATCATTGCAAGCAGCATTACAAAAAGAAGTTAATTCAGATTCACCATTTAAAGCTAAAAGTGTTAAACATTCTAAATCTGATTCAGGAATTATAATATCATTAAAATAACAATATAACAAAATTTGAAATCTTATTATCTGCCATAATTTTAATTCTCCTTTTTTTTCAACTTGATTTATTATCATTCTATATCTTTTGATTCTATCAAAGTATAAGTAAATTTATTTCCCCATATTTTTTTTGATTTTCTAACAATATTCATAAATTGTTTAAAATCTAAAGGATCAGCAAATACTTGACACCCTGCAGAGTATTTATTAATTTTTGTAGTAGTATCATAAGCAGAACTTCTATGTATATTAATTCCAAAATATCCAGTTTGTTCTGTTTCAGGATCTAAATCATATATATCATCTTCATTTCCATCTCTATATACTTCAACTGAACCATTTCTTTGACATAATGCATAATATTTATTTCTATGTTTATCAATAGAATATACTGAACGATACTGATTAGGAACAAGAATGGCACATCCATTTTTATTCATAGGATGATCCATCCAATATTTTCCTGGGTCTGTGGTGGAAGCCCATTGATGATAAAACCATGGACCAGTATCTTTCTTTTTAAATGAAATTGTAATAAGATCATCATAATGATTTGTAACTCTATTACAAGTATCTGAGTTTCTTATACCAACAATATTTACATTATAATCTCCATTTGTAAAATATGCGTAACCTTTTGATAATACAGCAGCTTTTACTTGTTCGTTAGTAAAATCCATATCATGCTTTTTTAAGAGTTCTTTTACTTTTAACTTTAGGTTTTTCTTGTACAGGATTTTCAGGAGTTAACATTGGTTCTTCCATATCTGGTGGAGGGGCCATTATTTGTGCCATTTGTAATTGACCTAAAATTCTTTCATTTTTAGCCTTTTCAATTTTTGTAATAAGCTCTTCGTAATCTGCTTTAACTTGAAGATGAGGTATTTCTTCATTGTAATATTCTGTAATCTCATCTCTACGTTGTTTCATTTCCTCAATAGACATTTGAGGATCTTGATTTTCATTAATATCTTCTGACATTTTTTTGGTTTTAAAAATTTGTAATAAGTAAATATACTTATAAAGTTTAAACTTTACAAATTTTTAAATTTAAAATGTGTAAGAAATTATAAATGTATATTTTTACTTTTATACTAAGAAATTATAAATGTATATTTTTACTTTTATACGTTAATCTTGCAAATTCATAATTAAGAAATAATTCTTCATTTGCTTTAATATTTTGTTTAGTATAAAAATCTAATGTTCTCTTTTCTTTATTAAACTTTATTGTAACAGTATTATCTTTTCTAGAATTATATATTGCACCATAACCGTGTGGTATTATCACCTCATCTTTACTTACTGTAAAGCTATTACAACCAATTCCTGGGATAGTTTTAATCTTTTTAAACTCATCTTTAGAAAGAAATAAACCATGACATTCCTCCAATAAAGTATCTTTTGGAATATCATTAATAGCAAATACACCCCATCCATGGAGTATACTTTTTCTTATTTCAATGTTTGGATTTTTCTCTAAGATCATATACCTGCTCCATCTTGATGGAAAACACCTTCTACTATTAAGGTAAATGGAGTGATATCCATATGATTATCCATACCTGATAATGCAGGATCAGTAGTATAGGCAATATTTAAAATAATTACATCATTTTCATAAAGAGAAGCTATATCTACTTCACATAATTCTATTTCATGAATCATATTTTCTAAAGTTGTCCATAATGTTCCTGCAACTGCTCCTTCTATTATATTAGCACTTCCATCAACAGTTATTAAATTAACAAGAGGATCCCTTGATCCAGCTGCAGATAATAAATCTGCATCTGTAAAATCTCTTCTAACTAAAGTTTTTCCTCCAGCAGGATCTGCAATTAAGTTCCCAGATCCAGCTTGTGGTAAAACATTTGCTGTTATTTCCAGATGTGGAGCAGTTTGTAAATCAGAAACAACTGGAGCTCCAGCATCAACTGTTTGTAAATTAAATACACATTTTATTTTAAGAGGAAATGCTGTACATGTTCCTATTGGTATTGGAAATTGAACA